AGAAAGAGAAATGGCTAACAGAAATGCGCTTACAAGAAGAGCACAGGCAGCAGAAACAGATCACCCAGGGAGAACACGCAATAAACGTACTTCAGGGATTGGCAGACGTTCAAAAGACTATCAAAGAATTAAAAGCTATCCCAACCCCAGTAACAGTTCAATTGGAAGCCCCTAAAAAGAATAGAAAGAAGCGAGGTAGAATTATAAGAGATGAGACAGGGGCGGCTACAGCTTTAGAGCTTGAGGATATAGTAGATGTCAGCAGTTAATGTAGCTAACAATCCTATAGGAAGTTACCCGGTAAAGGTAACTAGAGAAGGCAGCGGGGCTAATATAGTTAATGTCCAGCATGTCAATGTGGATAGCTTTTCCCCTCCAAGTTCTGGAGGTTTAACCAACTACACAACCCCGACAGTCGAAGCTTTTGTTCCTGGATGCGGCTATCAAGTAATAGCTCCATCTGTTTAAGCTCTGACTTAGTGGTAATGTCTCTTGCTTCTATTAAGAATTTAGCCCGTTCTGCTGCTAGGTTTTCTTGTGCTAGGGCTATTTCAGATTGTAGTTTTATAGCGTCTTGGTTTAGTTGTGCTGTGTTAAAGTTCTGTTCCCCTTGCATCTTGATTTGCTCTAATTGTAGGGCAAAGCCTTCTAAACGCTCTTTTTGCTGGATTTTAGCTGATTCAATTTGTTGCTCCATTACCAACTTCATTTCATCAAGCCTATCTGTGGTGATTTGTTTCTGCTGTTCAAACTGGAATTTAGCGCCTTCTAGTTTAAGTTTCTCCATTTCTACATTAGGTTCTTGAGGTTTAGGCTGGCTTACTTTTTCAATTACATCCTTAATAGAATCCTGTATTTCATCTAAGAATAGCTTTCCGTCTGTTAGCTCCCCTATTACATGACTCATTATCTTAAGCTGTGATTCTACAAGTTCCGGCATGTCCTGGGCTGTCTTTGCTACTGCCTCTTGCATCTTGGTAATTACATTTGCAGTTTCAATAGCCTGGCCTCGCTTCCATTGCTCATTAACCGCAATAGTTGAATCCGTTTCAAAATCTATTCTAAATCTTGCGTTTTTATTGTCTCTAAGAAGTTGAAGAGCCGGGATGTATCTTTCTTTATCTTCCTTATCTAATGTTTGTGGTGTTATGTACTTATCAATGGTTTCATCTGAAAACATCTTTAATCCAAGCTCCATAAGAAGCTGATATTGATCCTTAATCCATTCCTGAAGCTTTCTTTGATATGGCTCAATGCGGTTAAGAGCAAATTTCCCTTCCATCTGCCTTTCACCGAATGTCTTATCTGAATCGGGGTTGGTCTGCCCTCTGATTAAGTCTGAAATTCCTGTGACTTGGTAAAACATATTGAGGCGCTGATCAAACGCCTCATACATATTCTTTAAGCCATCTACAAGCTTATCCACGGGGAAATAGCTCACTAGCCTTGCTAGGCTTGTATCTTTATCATTCATCAAGGCAGCGGCTAAATTTGGAATTCCTAGCCCTGTTCCCTCATTGGCTGCCCAATTATCACCAATTAATGTTTTTAATTCTGCTACTGAGGAATCAAATAGAAATCTTACACGAATAGCCTTAGTTAAATGCACCATGCGGCCAACTATAGAGCTGATATCGTCTAGTATGTCTGATACTTGATAATATTCAGGAGTCGGCCAAAAGCTTTTAGTTGATTGATTTATTATTAATGGCTCAGTACTTGGGAAAAATCCCTTTAGGCCGTAAAGGTCTGAATGATCTACCTCGTCACCTAGTTCTCTAATTTGCTTAGGCTGAAAGAAGTTTATTGATGTTTCTGCAAGCCATCTGACTTCGCCTAACTGTTTATCCCAATACTCGTAAACAGTTATCGGCGTTCCTGTCTTATGTTTCTCGATATCCGCTTGGACTAATGTGTCTAGTGCTTCTTGCCCGTATTTGTCTTTAAACTCTCGATAGCTGTATTTGTACTCATATGCAAGGCGCGTCACTTTGTTCCACTTTGTTACATCTGGATCAACTATCAGGTTATTGTATAACCCGGCCTCTAAATAAACTTCTTCATTATCTACGCTGATTTCATTGCCTGTTAAGATGTAATGCCCGGTATCATCCTTTAGAACTTGGCTTATGTCTGTTACTTGCTCGCCTGTAGGCATTAGGAATATTGGCGGCATCGGCGGTGCTTGCTGTACTGCCGGATCGCCCTCGTTTTGCATCGGCGGTTCTGGCTCAATCACTTCTAGGTAAATCTTTTCTTCTTCTTTGCATAACTCGTTACGATAAAACGCACGCCCCCAGCCGAGGTTAGTGACTAGAAAATCATCGTTGCTTGCTGATATCTCTGGAAAGGCTTCGAATGTTTTAAGTATACCGCGTGTAAATCGCTCACCTAGTACGCAAGCCGTGCGGCCGTATGGATCATCGCCTTGTGTATCTTTAAGCGTAGGAATAGGCAATCTTGCGAGGGTAATCGGCTGTCTAATATTCCAAACTGACCACCACAAGGGGTACTTAGTCCAGCGTCTTGCTAGGTTGTTGTTATTTTCTGAATAGACTTTTCCCGACTTATCCCGGCGCTCTATTTCACGCCAAGAGCGATCAGCAAGTGTGTAGTAATCCTCCGCTTTCTTCTTAGCATCGGTTATAAATTGTCTGACTTCTTCAATGGTTATCGTATCATCATCAAGAATTTGCTTATCAAGAATCGGCATTTTACCGCCAAGTTCTTTCTTTTTTAGTTTCTTTTCTTTAGCCATTTCTTAAAGGTTAAGCTCTGGAATAATGTCTTTAATCGATTTCTTTGTATTCTTAGGGTGATTCAGGGAATTGTCTACACGCGATTTGTCAGTTACCGGGGCATCATGAATAATCTTATGCGCAACGGCGGCAAGTGTTACGCAATCGACTATGTGTGTCGCTTCTCCGCTTTCCGCGTAATCCCATTGTTTAGCCTCGTTTTCATGCCGTTCAACCATCGGGATATAATCCCGGCAATATTTGCAGCTTTGAAAAAATAGCATCATCGGCCATTTTTCTTCGGAGTCGGCTAATAGCTTTTCACCGTTTAGCTTAGAGATCGTCATTGCTGCCCGGTTCTTTCTGTCTAATTCACCTAGCGTTAGGGTTAAGCCTTGCTCTTGAAAATCATGTGCTATTGAACGGCCTCCAAGTTTTATAAAAGGGAATTTATCTGTAAATGTTGGCTGCTGATCAAAGCGTTCTTCAGTGCGGTCAATTATGCCGTTAGCCATATCTTTATGACTCCAGCCTTTAGGCGCTAAATTAGTTACGTTCTTATCAGCATCTAAAACCGGATGCTCTGCCTTGCATCCGTACCATTCTCGGTAGCAGACTAAACAACCTCTAGGAATATACCTCCCATCGACTTCAGCGCCAGGTGACACCGCCCACCATAGACAAGCCCAAGGCTCATAGCTGCCATAGTCATACGTTCTAAAACGAAGCCAAAAATCAGGTATGATGAAGTCCTTGATCGTGTGCCTGTCCTCATCCCACATATGAAAGAAATTACCAATTTGCGCATCCCAATCCTCATTTAACAGGGCTTTTGCTGTGGCTTCGTCTGCTATTTCAGCTACTCTCAAGCGCGTAGTTTCTGCATCTTCTGAAGAATTGTCCTCTACTCTGAAAGGTATGTATTGCAGCTTCCATGCTCCAACCTTTTCAATCTCAAACTTTGGTCGGGCTTTTACAAAGCGTTTTCTTAAATATGGTTTTGAAGGGCCTAGTGGATTTGATAAGAATACCACTTTTGGGAAATACTCGCGGTATTCAGGCGGTAACTTTGCTTTCATTTCTTCATTCAAAATCATCCAGCCCGTTAGCCATTTCATGCGCCGCTCTGGTATCTGCCCGGCTTCGTCAAAGGCTCTTATGTGCTTGGGTATACCTTGATGCTTACTCATTGCGTTATCAGTGCTGCAATGCTCCAGGTTAATCTGCGAGCCGTTCCAAAATCTTAATTCTGTTTGATTGTATTTTACTAAACCGTCTTTGATCCATTGGGCTGTAAGCGTTAAAAGGCTAAAGTCGCCTGTCATATACCCGGCTATTACATCATCTTCGTGCAATCTGAAAATATCGCATTGCAAGCCCGGGATAGTCGCGCACATCTCAATTATCCAGATTTTAAAGCCTGCTGTTTTGCCGCCTCTGGTGTCACCGCCTAATAATATTTGAGTTGCTTCTGAGTCTCTAAAGAATTTTTGCTTTGGATGATAGTACGGTAACTGATTAACTGAGTTACGCATCTTTTTTAACAAACTGTAGGATTGCGGCGGCTATTGTTCCATCATTATCGGAGATATCCACGCCCTGTTCTGGTTTTCCGCATGTATATTCTATTATGGTTTTTACCGCCCATTGCCGATCCTTGTTTTCATCGGCTTTTAGCTGCACTAGTACTTCTGCAACCGCATCTTTAAGATGTGGACTTAGTAAATCTCTAATGATTCTTTTCTGTTGTGCTGTTTCGTATCCTCTGCCGGGATTGCCTTTTTCAAATGCCATGCTAGCAACTTTAAACTTATGAATTTACTACTTTGGGTAGTGTTCCTTTATCCGTTCTAACTGCTTCAAGCTTATACTTGTTAGCTTTTAGTCTTTGCCTTATTTCAAAAGGTTCTAGATCCAGAATAATGCAGCACCAGGAAAATGTGAAGACACGATTTGGAGTGTCTTCATTGATCCATTTTCTAGCCTCGCGCCTATGTTGCTTTGTTACCATTGACGCCCCTTGCGCATCCTCGATAGCTCTCGATAGTAAAGCGGCAACTAGGCTACG